GCCTTGGAAGACGACAGCTTCATTGGCAAACGAGCCAGAAAGGGGGATGGATATCGTGACTAAATTGCCGACAACAGCAGTGACTTTGGAGCCCGTCACAATATTTGGACCAACAACTGTCTGACCCACGTTGATGTTTGTGCTACTTGTAACAGTGAGGGCATAAGACAAAGCCGTGCCAGAAGCGGTTGTGCTGGCATACGTGAAAGCCGCCATCGAATACGTAGATAAGTAATCATTGGGACACGACAGATATGGGTTATTTGGCGTCACCGTCCCTGTCACGTTTTTGCGCAGGGAAGGTAACTGGACCTGGTTATAGATTCTAAGTTCAGCTTGCTCGATGAATCGATTAATCTGCTGAGTAGGAGATACCGTCGTACCATCATTGAGGTACGTCGTCTGAAATTGATTTTCAGTGTAATCCTGAATCGCAGAAAAAAGCTGATAGTAGTTCAAGCCATTGGTCCTCTAGCCATAACGCCTTTGGTAGCAGCGCCTGTACCACGAATCTTGATACCTGCTGTTTCCACATCATTAGCGCCAGGATTACCTAGGCTCACGCGTGGAAGTCCTGTTTCTGGACCAAAAACATCGCCAGCTTTCAATGAATTAGGATCAACCTTCACATACGAATCTATATGAGGGCTGATTGCTTTACCTTTCATATTGTGGGGTACAGCATACTCTTCAGCAGAGCCTACTTCTTTACCCATCATTTTGTGACTGAATTTAGCCATTATTTGCTCCCAGGTTTCTGGTTGTGGGCTCTAGCCAAGTTACGACCAACGGCTCTCATGGCTTGACCAGTCACGCCACCTTTAGCCATCTTCTTGATCTTACCGCCGTGCTTGAGCTTACTCAAGTCGGTTTTCTTGTTCTCGTGTAATTGTTTGTCGTGCATACCAAATGCCTTTTTAATGAGTTTCTTGTCTTCTTTAATGTCGTCATGCATTGCCATGATTAACTCCTACGTTGTCGTTACGGTAACTGTACCGATTGTTATGTTTAGAAGCAAGTCATTTTGAGTCAATGTACGATCAAAGTAACTCGATCCCCCTACTGGATTCCAACCCCATTGAAACTGCCGACTACCATCTGACGGATACCCTGCATTATTTACGTCATTACTTGCAGTCTGTGAAGTAAATAATCCTGTTGCACCCGAAGTATAGTAACTAACATCTGGCCTTGGTTCGCGCACCGCTTGGGGATCATTGACAGGATACAAACCTAATTGTAATTGTGGATGATCTGGGTCCCAACAAGTTTTGCAAACTTTGATCTTGTAAGGATGCGTTTTGATAACTTCCGTACGCAACTCCTTGAGCATATACCGCTGGTCACAGCGGTCACACTCGGCAATTGCATACTTACCTGACGCATACTTACTAGGCATAACTTACCTGTAGTAAAACATGTTTCGTGGAACAATCCGCAAAGCCGCCTTCTCGCGGTCTTCCGTAGACGCATAGTCCCACTGTTGTTCATAATCGGCCTTCAAGAATTGAATCCTAACGGGGTCAGGATTGGGTACTTTAGGAGCCAAATAATAAGCCAGCCCAGCCACCATGACTGGGATAAATCTAAACGGTATGTCTTGGTCTGTCACGCCTGTACCAGCATCTTGCAAACGACGTAAACGCCAATAAACAAAGGTGTAAGTCTGGCCTGGGTTACCTGTAGGCCAAATATTGATGTTTGGTAGGTATGTGTTGTAAATCGCTGCGCCTAGAGCGTGTGCCGCGGCGGTTGTGTTGTTTTGTCCGCGGTAGCAATTCAGTAACTGGTTTCCAGATATGTTCTGGTACAGAATTGTTTCGCCTTCAATGTTGATATAGCCTTGAGTACGCAAATTAGCGGTACTTGCTACAGTCAAAGTGGTATCTGTGGAGGCCGCTGCAACCGTCAAAACGGTCGTAGGAAGCGTATCTGTGTTGCCTGATTGACGGTCTATCCATACCTGAATAGGACGCCCATAAGCGTTTTTGGTGGGTATTGTGGAGTAAGTTGACTCCGAAATGCGCGTGATGTTGATATCGACCTGCTGTTGGCCTGTACCTGTGCGGATCACATGATCCAACATATCAATCGTATCGACTGGATATGGGTAAGAAATCTGTCCAGCGTTGATATTGATGGGAATCTGCCCCTGTTCGATCGTCCAGAGGTTAATTCCGCGATTTGCCCACTCAATGGTCATCAAATTAAGACTGCGACGGGCTGTTCTCATCTCATAGCCCGTACGCAACTCTACGCCACAGCGCTCATAAGCATCCTGCACGATTTCCGTCAGGTCTAGATTGAATGCCGTAGTGGTAGAAGTCAAATTTGCCATTTAATCACTTCATTTTCTTCAATGTTTCAGCAAGACGGGCCCTCTGCCCTACTTTTCCAGGCTTTTTAGCCGCCGCAGCGAGCTTTTTGGCTGGTATTTTCTGACCTTTTGGTACATGAAGCTCTTCGTGAAGAGCTCCAGGCTTCTTAATTGCTTTCTGTATCCACTTTGTTGCCATTTTCGTCTCCTTTTGGCATTGTTGCTAGCTCTTGTTCGCGCACTTGCGGCAATGCTTGCACTTGAATCGCTTGGATCATGGGCGCAGACACCTTAAAAGGCAGCTGACTCAACGCATCTAAAATACCATTTACCTGTTCAAGGGTAAAAACCAAATTGATACTCAAATTTTTCAGGGAATCTGGTAATTCTTGTGTGTTTTCGCTCACTTCGCCATCCTCATGTTGTCGATTAAGTTAGGGTAAGGCCGCCCTGCTTTCTTAGCTGCTGCTTTAGCCGCTGATTTTTTAGCTGGGCTAAGCTTCTTGTGCTTTGTTTTAGGGTTGGGTTTATCCCAAACCTCACCGCCACGTTTGTAAACCTCCACATCGTTCGGATTATCCTTGCGATGTATGGTCTTTTTGCTAGGCATTTTGGAGGGATTTATATCCCCCATACCGCGACTTGCCATCATCAGCAGATTCTCCCTTTGGTATGACCTTTAGAGGCTATACCATCAGCACGGCGTGAGGCTGTAGCTACTCCGCCATGAGCCATTTTCTTAACATGATGGTGTTTGGTTTTACCACCGCGTTTATAGCCGCCAGCATTTTCGCGAGTCTCATCGTCAATTTCTTCATTGCGACCCGGGCGATTTTTACCTTCAATACTGTAGCTAGGCTCAGAAGCTTTTTTAGGAGCTGGCTTTTTGTCCAACTCACCAGCATCGATACGAGCTTGCGCTTCCTTAGTCAACGTCACTCGGTCACCAGACGTAGCTGCTTTTGCAGCTAAATCGCCAAGACCAGATTTATCAACTAGTTTTTTACCGATCCCAGTGTCTTCATCTATAGCACGGCCTAGATCATAGCCACCTTTGAGAGCAGCGGCAGCCAAACCCGCACGACCAGCCATACGACTAGCAGCGCGACTACCAGCTTCCTTGACCGCATCAACAGCAGCGCCTCTTAAATTAGAGGTATCTTTAACTACTTTGCGTGCGTCTTCTAAGCTACTCTTAACAACGTCATCGTTAAATTTTGGTACTCTGTCCCATTTGGTAGCCATAATAACTCCTTAGTGAGTTTTGCCGCCCATGCACATAGCTTCTACATGCTCGTGGTGGTGTTTGTGACCATGCATGCCACCATCATGTTCTTTAAGATGTTTCTCAACATGCTCGTGATGATGGATGTGACCGCCATGTGCATGGTGTTCGCCATGTTGTTTCATGTGGTGGGCAACGTGCTCGTGATGATGTTTGTGTCCGTGTTTCATGTTAACTCCTTAAAGTTAGATTTTCTTACCGTGCATCTTGGGCATCATGGCTTTGGTGTGACCACGTTTTGCAATGCCGTCTCCATGAGGAGCTTTGGTATTGGTGTGGACTTTGCCCATGTGCTCTGAATGTTTTACGTGACCGCCAGCAGCATACTTTTTAACATGGGCTTTACCGCCATGCTTGTAATTGCCAACATCATTGCCCTTCATCTTTTCCTCAAGCGCACGTGTATGACCGCGTTTTTGAACGCCGTGCTCACCGTGTTTGAGATCTTTGTTTGATCCTTTTTCTACGTCCTCAGACATATTTTTTGGACCCATGGTTTCAGCCATACCGCCATGAGCCATGTGCATGTGATGTTCAGCCATACCCAAATGGTGCTCAGCTAAATGTTTGTGGTGAGACTTAGAAAGTCCGCCGTGTTTCATGCCCATGCCCATACCACCCATACCACCCATAGGAGCGGCGGGAGCAGCCATTGCGGGAGCAGCCTTGCGAGCTGCGATCAAAGCGGCTGCACGTTTTGCAGCCATTGGATTCATTGTTGCCATAGTGTTGCCACCTTTCAAAAAATGTTTACCTTTATCCGCTTCAGCAAACTCCTTGCCCACTGACTGCGGTATCCCTACCTTTTTAGCCATCTTCGGGTCATGCGCTACCATTTCCATTAGACGGTGTTGTTTTGCTGATTGACTAGGCATTTAACAATTCCATGCTCTCAGCGACTTATTGATCCGACTGTCTGGGTCTTTTGCCGTTTTTGCCGAAGTCAATTTCTTTTTCATCCCTTCCATCCTCGCACAAAAGGAATCCCTCCTTGATCCGCCCTCGGGTTGGGGAGCTTTTAAATTCATCCCCTCCTTCTTTGCGGATGCCCGACCTTTGGCGTTTAAGCCACCGTTCGGATTCTTCCCTTCCTTGCGTTGCCATGCTGGAGTGCTCATGATCAACCATTTAAAATTACTTTGCCGCAAACCACAATGCCAACTTGCAAAGCGCTGCCTGCACTTGGAGCTGAAATCTGCCATTGCAAATCAGTCTTTTCTGGATAAGCAAATGGATTGGAATTTCTATCAATGCTG